CTCAACATTGAACTTTGCGTAAAAACCCTGTTCACGCTCTTTTGGGGTAAAGAGTTTCCAGTTAATTGCCTGCTCCCAACGGGTTATGTAGGGAAGCATGGTGTACTTTACAAACTCTAATGACTGATGCTCGATGTTATTGTTTGTCGATCTCTCCAAGTTCGCAATCATATGAGGCGGTATTCGAAACAAGCCGCAGATTTCATCACGGGTAAACTTTCGCGTTTCTAAAAATTGGGCGTCAGTAAATGGCATGGGGATTCTGTTAAACTTCATCCCTTCCTCCAGAACAATTGGAACGTGTGCGTTTGCAAGCCCTGCTCCTTTTTCGATAAACGAAGTTTTTAAGTTGTCCAAAGCTGTGGTACTTAAAGTTGCAGGGTGCTCTAAAATTCCTCCAATTGCCATACCCTGAGAGTAGAACCTTGCAGCAAACTCTGCAGCTGCCAACCCTAAACCTACCGCCTCGCTTGCAAGTCTAATGGGTGAGTATCCAACCAACCCGTCGAAACCAAAACCCGGAATATGAAGAATTTTTTCTGCGGGAAAGACCTCAGTTGCGCTATTATCAGTAACTAGATACTCCACTTTCTTTGTCGTTTTATTCCGCCTAACTTGAACGCTATTCCAGGGGATTGGGTATAAATCTATAACCTCCCCTCGCCTGTTCCGTGTTATGGAAGCATAACAATTCCCTGATAAAGCCAAGTGCCCCATCTGCGTTTCGCGAAAAGTAGATGATGTCATCTCATCGTTTGGCAGGTCATGGAGTATCTGGAATAAGGGGTGGTCTCTGGCTTTGTCATTGCCGCCTTCGGCCCTCTCCTTGTAAATAAAAATAGGCAAAGATCCTAAGGTCTCTGCCAAAACTCGTACGCACGAGAAAACAGTAATATATGATAGTGCTTTTGTCTCAGTTACCTGAATCCCTGAATGGGAACCAATTCCGCCGATTCTAGCCCCTATCGCCTCCCCTAGTCCTCCCATCGTATAGTTTTTGATCGCGAGCTTTTGCAGTAAACCCATCTAGCTAATCACCTCCTTCGCGAGGTGGGAATCCTAAATAGATGATCATCAAGCCACAAACAATAAACATAGCTGGGCGATATATCAAATCGAGCCCATAACCAAACATCAAAAAGCCAACCAACAGGCAAATCTCTCGAACAACATCCAATATTTGCACAGTGCAACCACCTCGCTTCGCAAGTCTTGTTATGCAAATAGATTTAATAGCCCCCGCTCTTCATAGACAGAGGACCCTCTTTGCCCTTCATTCCGTAGCGCCCTATCAAGGGCCATAATCGTTGCCACAGCACCGTCAATCCGCTCGGTGCTTTTTTCTTTATCAGGCTTGATGTTACCAGCGGGATCCGTTCTAACAAAAATATTGTCCATCATCCACCGCAAAACAGGGTGACCACCATGGGCTAACTTTTGCTCCAATGTCAGCTTCATCAGTTCTTTAGTCGGCGGTGACATATCCTTAAATCCCTGCCCGAAAGGTACCACTGTAAAACCCATGCCTTCAAGGTTTTGCACCATTTGCACAGCGCCCCAACGGTCAAAAGCTATCTCGCGGATGTTATACCGTTCATTCAGTTCCTCAATAAACTTTTCAATAAAGCCATAGTGCACCACATTCCCCTCTGTGGTCAGCAAATGACCTTGCCTCTCCCACAGGTCGTAGTTCACATGATCCCGGCGCACTCTGAGATCCATATTCCCTTCAGGCATCCAAAAGTAAGGTAATATGCTATATTTATCATCTTCATCCTCTGGTGGAAATGCCAAGACAAAAGCGGTTAAATCCGTTGTAGATGAAAGGTCAAGCCCGCCATAGCAAATGCGGCCACGAAGACGCTCGGCATCGATTGGAAATGCACAGGCATCCCATTTAGCCATAGGCATCCAGCGAACAGACTGTTTTACCCATTGGTTCAGGCGTAGCTGCCGAAAGCTATTTTCCTCAGCCGGGTTCTGCTTGGCACTTTCGCAAGCAGCTTTCACTTTAGAAATATTGACCGTAATACCCAGACTGGGATTTGCCTTTTTCCATACTTTCGGGTCAGTCCAATCATCCTCTTCTTTCGCCCCGTAAATCACAGGGTAAAACGTGGGATCAGACTTCCTACCCTCCAAGATATCCTCTGCTTTCTGATGCACCTCATAGCAGATACTTTCTGTGTCTGTACCCGCTGTGGTGATGAGAAAAAACAAAGGTTGAGTCCTGGCATCCCCGGAACCTTTGGTCATAACATCGTAGAGCTTTCTATTGGGCTGTGTGTGCAGCTCGTCAAACACCACGCCATGGGTATTGAAGCCGTGCTTCGTGTAGGCTTCCGCTGAAAGCACCTGGTAGAAGCTATTGGTCGGCAGATAGATCAGGCGCTTTGTAGATCTTAGAAGTTTCACCCTTTTATTTAGTGCAGGGCACATCCTTACCATATCTGCCGCTACTTCAAAGACAATAGAGGCTTGCTGCCGATCCGCTGCGCAACCATAAACCTCAGCACGTTCCTCACCATCGGCGCAGGTGAGAAGCAAGGCAACAGCGGCTGCAAGCTCTGATTTTCCCATTTTCTTCGGAATTTCCACATAGGCTGTATTGAATTGACGGTAACCGTTCGGTTTGAGGATGCCAAAAAGATCGCGTACAATCTGCTCTTGCCAGTCGATAAGTTCAAAGGGTTTACCAGCCCAGGAACCTTTGGTATGAGAGAGGGCTTCGATAAATGCAACTGCGTAATCTGCGGCATTCTTATCATAGACACTGGTCTCGGCTTTAAATGCCGTAGGTTTATAGTTCTTGAGTTTTCGCACGGAGAAAGCCCTCCTTCCTAAAAATAGGCATAAGAAAAGGGCTCTCGTCTGAAAGCCCTTTTCATTCTACTTAGTTTGTGCCGCTTCTATCACTCAACGTGAATTAATTTAAAATCCTCCTCATTGTAGCCTTCCGAAATAACAAATTCCTTTGCTTCCTCGTAGCTTGGGGCTGAAACATTACCCGCTTCAACCATCTGTCCGTTTTCTTTGATAAAAAGTGTAAATATCATTTCCCTAGCCTCCTTGGTTCTAGCCGGTATGATTCATTCATGGTTGATTCCCTCCTTTTCCACGGAATCCCTGGTGGCCCGGCGCAGGATATCCACATCGAAGCCCGCGCCCTTGTAGCCATCCAGGATGACCGAGTAGTAGTAGCTTGGCTACCCAAGCGGTCTGCCTTCGTTCATGATATAAACCATCGCCTCGACAGTTTTTCCATTTAACTTCACCTTGACCATTTCCTTACGGTATAAGAATGGAAAACCCTCATAGCGGTCAAGTGCAGCTTCGTCAGATTGACCTATCTCCCAAACTATCACCGGAACGCTGCCGCCCTCGAAAGGCTCCACAGTGCCCACAACGCTCTCGTATGCGCTCCTAAAAAGTAAACGCCAGTCATTGTGCTTGCCCCCATAACCCTCGCTGTGGGGCACTTATCCACCATTTGGGACAAGTTTAGGTTCGAACCGTAAGCAACATAAAGTTTTCTATCACTCATCGCTAACATCCTCCTTCTTTCTTGTGGGCAGCTATCTAGGCTGCCCGAAACCGCCAAGCTGCCGATCCGTCCAAATGGGCTAGAAGGTGTTCGCGACAGTTTGCAAATTCTTCACCTACCAAACCGATCCGGTTAAGGTATGTGCGCAAGGCGAATTTCTCGTTCTCGGTTTGGGGTTTATTCGCACTGGCACTTCTTTGCGTTAAGGCTTGGTGGTTGAGTGCAAGGGCCAGAACAATGTAGGCGCGGATCTTGCCCGCGTGAAGTTCCGAATTAAAACCCCTCAGTTTCACCGTGTGGTTGCCTGTAAAGAAACTATGTAGGTTCAGAAAATGGTAGCGGCTGCTGTGGTAGTGTTGGCTCGTGCTTTCGCTGTAGCCCTCGTACCAGATTTCCTCAATCTCCCGCATTGTTGTTGGCCTTCTGCGGTTCAGCTTCTCAACCAGCAGGCTATCCATCTGCTTGCAGTATCTCATCCGTCCCGGCTCGATCTGTAAAGCGTTGTAGAAAGTGAAAAAGTCTTGAAAGTCCCGGTATTCTCATTATCATTCCTCCTGAAAATGGGCATGAAAAAAGCACCCATAAAGAGTGCTTTTAACTTAATTAGCTATTAAACTGAATATTCCATTGGGGAGCATACTTCCTAATTAAGGCCCTTTCAAGAGCTTTTACATCTTCAACATCCGCTTCTGAGTCACCCACTACTAAAATAGAAATGTAAACTCTATCTGCATTCTCATTCATCTTTCCGCCTGATTTGTGCGTACGGGCACTGTCACTATCTCTTACATAATCGCGTAGCCGTTTTCTGAACCCGCCATTATCGTATTCTATAGCCCGGCCAATATAATATATTCTTCCTCCCATTTCTGCTTTATATAGGCCAATAGAATTATTATATGAGCTAAGCTTCCCTAATGTTAAGTCAGCCAGAATCCCTAACCCACTCCATTCTCTATCCCACTGTTCAATAGTCTTTCCACCAATAAGAACCTGCCCTTCGGAATTCGTTTTTACATTACCCGAGGGTGAGCTTTGACCAGTATAGATCTTTTGTCTCGCGGTCTCCAGTTTTTTCTTGGCCTCTTCAACTTTTCTTGCATACTCAGGATTCCCCATTTTATCGGACCGTTCCGCATCGCCTACCTTTTTTTCGTTTTCCCTAAGCTTTGCTACAGCCTTTTTTTGAAACTCCTGTTGCGATTTGGCACCCTGTTCCAACATGTAAGAAGCAACTTCGCCAAGTACATCCCAAAATCCCACGTTTCAACCCCCTCGTTACTCTTTATCGCTCTGAGCTTGATCCTTTCAACAAATCATTATTTCGACAAAAGGAGCTATTTTCCTGCAAATATTTTGTAAATCGTTGATACTTTTCTCTTATATTATAACTGCTTTAGTTTTAATCCCATCCTAAGTGTGTGAAACCCGCTTCTTTAATCTTTGTTTGAAGTTCCTTTGCCGTTTTTGCCTCCAATGAAAACTTGTTTGCATACGCTATCCAGCCACCTTGAATCTTGCTTACCTCCATAAAATCTCCTGTGTTGTCGGCCCAAACTGAGTTTTGCAAATCCTTTGCTTTTAACATTTTAATTTCCCCCTTCAAAGTGTTGTGTGCCCTCCGGCATGTACATATATCACTCAAAACGAGGAAAATAGCAAGCTATTTCTGTGAAGTATTCAAGTATACTTTACAGGGATGTTTCGCCCGTTAATATGAAACGACTATCTTCAGCTTTATTGCCTTCCAGGTAAAGAACCAGCTCATGGAAGCCACGAACATGAGCTTCATAATGAACACGAGCCACATCAAACATATTTGTAACGCCGCTGTTTCTGATGGCGAGTATCTGCTCCTTAATCTTTTCATTCATGGTTGGTTTCACCCGCTTCCACGGAATCAAAAGTAGCCTGGCGCAGGATATCCACATCGAAACCCGCGGTCTTATAGCCATCCATAATGGTTGAGTAGTAATAGCAACTTGGCTGCCCTAACGGTCTGCCTTCGTTCATAATGTAGATCATCGCCTCAACACTTTTTCCATCTAGCTTCACCTTAACTGTTTCCTTACGGTATAAGAATGGAAAACCCTCGTAAAAGTCAAGTTCAGCTTCATCTTCCTGACCTATCTCCCAGACCAACACGGGAACACTACCGCTCTTGAAAGGCTCCACAGTCGCCACAGCGCCCTCGTGTGCGCCCCTAAAAAGCAAACGCCAATCATTCATCGCACTCGTCCCCATAACCCTCGCTGTGGGGCACCTGTTCGCCATCTGGGGCAGGTTTAGATTCGATCCGTATGCAACATAAAGTTTTCTATTGTTCATCGCTGTCATCCTCCTTCTTTCTAGCAGGCAGCTGTTCAGGCCGCCCGAAACCGCCAGGCTCCAGAGCCATTGAGGTAAGCTGTTAGGTGTTTGCGGCAGCTTGCAAATTCGTTGCCGATGAAGCCGATGCGATTGAGATAAGTCCGCATTGCAAATTTCTCGTTTTCAGTTTGGGGTTTTTTCGCGCTGGCGCATCTTTGCGTCAAGGCTTGATGGTTGAGTGCAAGGGCAAGAACAATGTATGCGCGAATCTTACCAGCGTGCAGTTCACTATTGAAGCCCCTCAATTCCACCGTATGGTTTCCTGTGAAAAAGCTATGTAGGTTCAAAAAGTGGTAGCGACTGCTGTGGTAGTGTTGGTTGGTGCTTTCGTTATAACCGTCGTACCAAATTTCCTCAATCCCCTCCA